TGGTAATCCCAACAGTATGAGAGATATGAGAGAAAAAGGTGCCCAATACTTCTATGAACAACAAAGAAGATTCAAAAGAATCTTCGATATAATAGAAGGTGCGAATGGCAAAAACAGCTCGATTAATTAAACCAAAAGTAAGCATAGTACCAGTTCTGCCAAAAGATGTTTCTAAATATTGGCCGTTGGCTGAGTTTATGATTAAAGAAGCTTTGCAATATTCAGGGCAGTATGCAGATTCAAAACATTTTTATGAATTACTTTTAACAGATCAAATGCAATTATTTATTATGTTTGGTAATGACGAACATGAACAAAATAAGGTGTTTGGTATAGCAGTCACAAGAATTGGTGTAATGCCAAACTATAATCAATTTGAAATAGTAATATGCACAGGCACACGGAGAGATATATGGGAAGATAATTTAATTGACCACCTTACAAATTTTGCAAAACAAAATGATTGTAAAAGAATTTGTGTTTGGGCTAGACCAGGTTGGGAAAGAATTTCTAAAAAATGGGGTTGGGAAAAAAAACATGTACAATTAGTAAAGGATATTAAATGAGTTTTGTTAGTAATATTTTAGGCGGTGGATCAAGACCTTCAGCACCATCTAGTGGTGGTGGGGCTCCATCAACGACAACATCTTTTGTAAGGGAAGCTCCTGGAATAGAAGAGAGAAAAATAGAATTAATGGATCTTGCAAGACAGGTTGCACAAAAACCTGTTAACATACCAGCTATTCAAGTATCACCATTTACAGCGTTAGAACAACAAGGGTTAACGGCTGCCGGAACAACTGGAGTTGGAGGACAAACTACAACTGCAGGTATAGGTCAATTGTTAGGGGCTGCTACACCCATTGGTCAACAACAAATACAACAGTATTTCAATCCGTATCAAGATTTTGTAACTGATGAAATAACAAGACAAGCACAAATTGCACAAAACAGATTAGGACAACAAGCCATTCGAGCAGGTGCATTTGGTGGTGGTAGAGAAGGTGTGGCTCAAGCAGAGTTACAAGCAAGAGCATTAGAAGAAATAGGTAAGTCTAGAGCGAGAGGATTTGATACAGCTCTAGCCGCTGCACAGGACCAACAACGTGTTGGTTTAAGTGCTGGTCAACAATTACTAGGTGCGGGTCAACAGCAACAATCTATGGCTCAACAAGACATTAATCAGTTGATAGGAGCTGGCGGATTACAAAGACAGTTGGCGCAACAAGCATTAGATGCTCAAAGACAAACACAATTACAACAATCTTTTGAACCATTTCAAAGAGCTGAATTTTTATCTAATATTTATGCTGCTGGACCAAAATCACAATCAGGTATAACTGCAACCACTGCTCCGCAACCAAGTCCTTTAGCACAAGCAGTTGGAACTGGTTTAGGTGCATTTACAGCTTTCCAAGGTATACAACAAGGTAATTAGGATGCACTATGAACAAAGTTTTAAATAGACCTTTATTTAGAAAAGTAGCCTTAAAAAAAGGTTACATTAAACCAATAAAAGCAAGAGTAGGAGAATTTATTGGACCTCAACAATTCAGACCACCCGCTGTTATACCAACACCAGTTGTGGCAGGACCTGCAATGGGTGGGCCAAGTGTAACTAATCCAAGAAGACAATTAATGAATGTCCCTCAAAAAGGTATGTTGCGTCAAGGTTTAGGATCTATATTAAGATATGGCCTCTCTGTGCCTTTTTTTGTTGGTGCTGATTTAACAGGTAGAGCCATTGAATCACAAAACCCTAATGTATCAACATCTAGAAAATTATTAGGTCAAGGTATTGGCGGAACAGCTGCTGCTTTAGGTGCTGCAAGAATAGCACCTGCTGCTTTAAGTTTAGGCACTGGACCTGGTTTACTAGCACTAGGTCTATATGGAACAGGCGATTATTTAGTTAGAGAGGGAATAAAAGAAAGAAAAAGAATTAAAGCAATGAGTCCAAAAGAAAGAGAAAAATTCTTTCAAGAAAATAGACGAAAGGCTTTTGATTACATGAGTGAAGGTGTGAGTGATCAGGATCTTTTTGGCAATTTTACACCAAGACCAGTTGATATTAAAAAAACAGAAAAATCTGGCACTGATCTACCTAGACCAGTGCAAGGAAGACCTAGTTCTAAATTTGTACCAGAGAAAAATTTGAACGAAATGGGCCCAAATGATGAGCTTGCTAATCCTAAATACGCAGGGGCAGGAGAAGCTAATCTGAATAGAGTTCAGGAAGATGTAATCAGTCCAACGTTACCTGGAGGCGAAGATCCTGATGATCCAAAAGACACAAAAACTATTGCAGCAGTAGAGAAGATAGAACAACCAAAAACTAAAATTCAACAGACTGCAACTAAAGAAATTAATAAATCTACAGCAAACACAATTCAAACTGGTGGTGCATCTAATGACCAAATATTTAATAAAAACATTAAATTGGCAAGACAATATTTTGATGAATTAAATAAAGGTCAAAGTTCACAAGCAAAATTAGTATTTCTATCTAATCTAGCTTCTGGATTATTAACTGGCACAACCACAAGAGGTGGAGTTGGTGGTGCTCTTGAGGTGTTTGGTCAAGCACTGGGCCCTGCAGTAAACAATATGGTCACTGTAAAATTAAAAGAGGGTGAGCTTAGAGCTAAAAGAAGAGAAACATCATTAAACGCTGCATTAGAACATATGAAATTTGTTAATGAAGGAGCAGCAAGACCTGAAATTGATGACAGGGGTGTAATACAAATTAGAGGCTCAGATGGTGTATTAAGAAATTACAGAGGTGTTTATGGAAAAGACGGTACCACTTTTTTATTTGGTGGATTAGGACAAGATGGCAGAGAAATTTTAGTTCCCATTCAACAACAAGGTAATATTGTTGACTCAAATGGAAATGTTTTAGGAGTTTTTGAGGACTTTAAGTCTCAAAAAGATTTAGGTTCAAGACTTTTTGATTTACAAGATATTTTAGGTAATAGATATAATGCATTATCTGTAACACGTGATGTCTTAAAAACTCTTGGTCAAGTAGATGAAGAAGGAGAAAAACCAAAAGCTGGTGCTGCATTGACTGTAGATACGTTTATTAGAAGATTTACTGGAGTTGCTAAAGAATTAGCTGGATTAAATGTAATTGACGATATTACTAATTTATCAACATCTGCATTAGAAAACAAACTTGAAGAGCTTTATCAACGTGAAATGAATGCAATCGAAAGATCAGATTTAAGTGATGAGGAAAAAGAAAAAGCTAGAAAACAAATAGATAAAGATTCATTACTTAGTGCAGCAAAACGAAGGTTAAAAGCTCGAGGTTTATTTTCAGGATTAAACAGAGATGAGCAAGAAAAATTAGCTGTACAAGAAACAACTTTGGTTTATGCACTCGCAAACACTTTTAAAGATCAAGACAGATTAACACAAAGAGATATTAATGCTGCGAGAGAAATAGTAAACATATTTTCTTTAAGAAGATCTTCAAAAGATGTTGAAGCATCAATCAAAGCAATAGGACAACAACTTGAATCTGATATTAGAAGAACAGAATCATTGTATAGAGAGGCAGGTGGTTTAGAGGCAACTATTATAAGATTAAGAAAATTAGCTGAATTCGAAACTTTTGGTCAGGGAACAGTTCCACAAACGTTTCTTAAAGACTTTACTCCAGAAGAAATTGAAGAAGGCTTACAGGATGTACAATTATAATGGCTACTTTACAAGAAATAGAAAAAGCAATAGAGAACAAAACTCTTGATCCTTCTAAATTAAATAGAAGACAAAGAACTTTGATTGATACTGCTATTGATAAGGGGTTAATTAAAGGTCCTAAAACAGATGAAATTATACAACAAAGGTCTGGTGCAAGAAGAGATATTCAAACTTTAAAAGCTGCACAAGAAAATCCTATAGGAGTTAAATTACAAGAGGAACAAAGTAGATTAGATGGTAGAAGTGAAGCAATTTTAGCAGGTGATTTGATTGGAAGCATTACACCATACATTACACAAAGAAAAAAAATATTTAGCGAAGCAAAGTCGAAGATACCAGGCAATAAGTATACAGGTTTATTTGCAAGAACAAATAAATTTAAAAATATGGCTGATAATTTGACGAACAGATTACCAGGTAGATTTAAATTATTTGGTTCTGCACTAAAAGTTTTAGCAAAAGCTGCTGATCCAACAATAGGAAGAATAGTCAATAGTCCATTAGGCAGAACAGAAATCATGTCTGTTTTAGGTGGCTCTGCTGGAGCTGGAGCAGGATCAATTACATATGACATGTTAAATGAAACAGCAGGTGTATACGCTATGAATTCAATACAAGAAGATTTAAAAGATCAAACACCAAGAGAGGTTAATACTAATATGTTATCAAATGCTATGGATGCAACCTTTACTGCATTAGCATGGAATGCTGGAGCTGCAACCTTAACACCTTTTTTGTTTAAAGGGTTTGGCAAACTTGCAAGGTTATCGATTGGAGCAAAATCTCCAGATGCAAAAGAATTAGTTTCTATTGCATCACAGAAGGGATTACCTTTACCTTTAGTTATGACTGCTAGAGAAAATGTTGGTTTATTGGGTGGTATATCTAAAAGTTTTTTTAAAGTCATTGGTATTTTTCCATTTATCGGAGGCATAGGTAGAGAAGCTTTACAAGGTGCAGAACAAAAAGCTGGTAGAGAATATTTAAATAATAGTGTTTTAAACTATGGACCATTAATGAAAACAAGTTTGTTATCTGCAACTGTTTTCAAACAAGCTGATGAGGCTTTTAAAGCAAACTCTGCTTTAATTAATTCATCTTACAGAGGCTTTGAAACTTTGGCTAATACTATTAGAAACCCAAGAGTTATACCAACCAAAAAATTAAAAGAAGTAACTGCAGAATATATAGAGGGTTTAAGAGCACAATTTCCACAACTAAGAGATTATGCATCTGACGCATTAGGACCACTGCCTATCAAAGATATTGCAAAGCTTACAAACACAGGAGATCCACTTGCTAATTTTATGCGGTATGCAAACAGCGTTGATGAATTTGTTACTCCTATGGAGTACAAAGGATTAATCACAACTCTCAATAGAGCAATAGAAGGCACAGCATATCAAAACATAAGACCTACTTTATGGGCGATAAGAGAAGCTTTAGAGGCTGATTTAAATATGTTTGGCGCAAATATTACTAAAGAAACTTTTATGAAGGATGCTATATTTAAGGAAGGTTATGACAACTTAGTCAAAACATCTGGTAAAGCAGCAGCTGATGCAGATTTAAATTTTGTATTGAAACAATCTGAACAATTAAAAGATCAATTATACAGAGCTAATGATGTTTTTGCTACTATAATGAATTTTTATCAACGTGCAGGTATAACAAGTGTATTTAAAAAATATGATGCCACAAAATTTACAAATAAAGCTTTAGCAGGAATAACTGGTCTTGAAAAACAGAAGGCACAAAGATTTTTTAATGATTTAGCAAATGATGTATTTACTCATGGGGATAGCACAGCGATTAAACAATTTAGACAAATAATAGGTGCAGATAGAATTGTATCCAAAAAAACAGGTGCCCAGATTGGAATAACAAAAGGTGGAGGACAAGCTTTATATAATGCATCGAAAGCAAGGTGGATGTGGAACTCATTTATTAAAAGCTTTGAGTCATCAAGATCTCCTGCTGGTCAAAAAATGTTAGATGAGATTATGAATGAAGCTACTGTTAGAGCTGGAGTTAACGGAACTGTGGATGTTATGGAGTCTATGGTTAAAAAACAAGTAGGCACAGAAGATGTTTTAGACTTTAGTATTGATAAAGTAAGGAGAGGTGACGGAATATTTGATGCTACAAAAATTAGATTTAGCCCAAGAGACACAGCTGGTTTTAAAATTAATACTTTTTTAAACAAACTTGGTATTGGTGACATTACAGATGATGTTGCAAGAGAAAAATTAATTACAATTTTAGGTGGTAGAAAAAATGCTCAACAATTTGAAAGATTTATAACTTATATGAAAGCTGTTTCAGATACACCAATAGCAGATACATCTACCTTTATGCAAAGAAGATTTCAATTAGGTGGATTAAACTCTTTAACTGGTACATTGGTTTTAGGAGGATCTGCAGCAGTAAATCCTTTTGCACCTGCTTTGTTTATTTTATTAGCAAGAAGAGCGGGTCAAATACTTACTGATCCTGTTGCAATGAGAGCTTGGAACGATGCTCTTAATCCTGAAGAGCAGGTTGCAACATTAATGGGTAAAAAATTAGGAGATGGTGTCCCTGGTATTCTTGGAATAGGCAGAAGATATTTTAAAGGTAGAGACATACAAACAATAGCAAATGTAGCGCAATCACCAGGGGTGGTTGGCAGATTAGGTTTAACACAAAAACGAGAGGCATTTGCAAGAGTGATGAATTATTTACATGAAAACGATAGTGATGTGCCAAGAGTAAGTGCACAAGATGTAACTCCAGAGGAAATTACAGACAGGTTATTACAATTAGATAGTAAAGTTCCAGATCCAATTTACGATGAAAATACAATACCTAAAGAAAACTTTGAAACATTGTTTGCTCAAGATTATTCAGGAACATCTGGTAATGTCGATGTAGATAATAATGCAGTTGCGTTTTTAAGACAAGCAACAATAAACGAAGCTGACACAGAAGAACAAGAGAAAGAGATTGAAGGTGATGAAAGAGGTTTGATAACAGAAGATCTTGAATTAGAAAACCCAGTTCAACAACCACAAGCTCAAGCACCCACACCACCGAATACCGGACAAGTGACACAACAACAAGTTGCAGGTCTATTTCCTAATGATAACTTAAGTCAATTGATAGCACAAAGGAGAACACGTGGCTAGAAAATCAGCATTACAAAAAATAGAGCATCATGAAAGAATTTGCAGGTATATGCAAAAACAAACATTCGAAAGAATAGATAGAATGGAAGCAAGAATCGCTAGGTTAGAAAAATTTATTATTTGTGCAATGGGTGCAATTCTTTTAGCTGTACTTTCTAATCACATGTAGTATTAATACTACATGAAACTTCTCAAAAAATATCCGTACAAACATTACAATAGATTTCAAGATACAGACGGCAGAAAATATCTTGTAGATAATATTAAAGTGCCTAGTGTTACAACAATACTCTCTGCAACAAAGGACATGACTCAACTAAATGATTGGCGTAGAAGAGTTGGTAATGAGGAAGCCAACAAAATTATGAAACAAGCTTCGACTGTCGGAACAGAGATGCATCAAGTTTTAGAATATGCTTTAAATGGTCAAGGATATTACAATGATATGGAAGAGGGCAGTAAACCAAGAATGATGGCAAAGACCATTTTGGACAATATTAAGATTGATGAAGTTTGGGGTAATGAGGTTAGTTTGGAATATAAAAACAAGTTTGCAGGTACATGCGATTTAACAGCTATAGCTTATGGAAAACCCAGTATTGTAGATTGGAAGCAATCAAACAGGCCAAAAAGAGAAGAATGGGTAGAGGACTATAAATTACAGCTAGGAGCCTATTATTTAGCCCATACAACGAATTACGGGCCCATAGAGCAGGGGGTAATAGCAATATGCACCCGAGACCTCCAATATCAGGAGTTTCGTCTCTCAGAGGCTGATTTGCAAGACTATGGGGGTAAATTTTTAGACAGGTTAGAAAGGTTTCATAAACTACAATAACCAGCTTTTAAGCTCTTCTTCGCCTAATGTTTTTGCTGCTATTTTACCTTTATTAATTAAAGACTTCATTATAGCCTCATCTAATGTATTTTTTGCCACAATATCGACATAAACTACAGATCCCTTTTGCCCAAGCCTATGCGCCCTATCTTCTGATTGCATACGAACTTCAAGGTTATAATTATTAGAATAATAAATTACTGTATTACAAGCTGTAAGAGTAAGACCAAAACCACCTGTGGTTGGATTAGCAACTAAAAATCTAGTTTCTGGATCCTCTTGTATTCTTTTAACTGCCTGCCTTCTATCTTCAACAGATACCTCACCAAATATACACACAGTAGATTTTTCACCATATTTAACCATAAGTTCATGTTTTATCTGATGTATGTTCCAAAGGTAATTAGCCCAAATAATTACCTTACCATCAGTTTCATCTAATATTTCCTTCAAGGCATCTATCTTTTGATCATGAAGTTGTAATATTTTACCATCATCATCTTTAGTAAAACCATTACAAACTTGATGTAATTTAATTATTTCTGTTAATTTATTTGAAAATGATATTGTACTATCTTCTACTATTGCCAAAGCATGTTCACGCAATCTATTATATAAAGCCTTATTCTTACCCTCAAGTTCAATATATCTTCTCTGTCTTATTTTAGGTTTGAGATCTAAACATTGATCTTTTCTAATTCTTGTTGAAAAACCTTTCAATTTATCTTCTAATTCATCCAATCTTTTATAGTATTTAGGTATTTGTATAAATCTTCCAGAGCCTACAGGTAAATCAGCCATCTCTGCATATCTATTTCTAAACGTTAAATAACTTGTAAAACCTAATAATTCTGGACTTAAAAACTGGCATTGTGTATATAA